AGCGGCGGCTAATAGACGGCTATATAGTGTATTATTGCGATTGTAGTCTTTCATTAATCTTTTACTTCTTCAAAGTCAGCGTCAACAACATTATCATCTTTCTTTTTTTCTTCCGTTTTAGGTTGTTCTTGTTGTTGTTTCTGCATATCTTTATAAACTGCTTCGCCAAGTTTCATAGACGCTTCAGTTAATTCACCTGTCTTCTTTTTAATATCTTCGGTATCTTCACCTTTTAATGCTTCTTTAACATTATTGATACTAGTTTCTATTTTAGTTTTGTCTTCGGCAGATATTTTATCACCATGTTCCTCAAGTGCCTTTTCAGTAGAAGCAACTAGACCATCAGCATGATTTCTTGCCTCAATCTTTTCTTTTATTTTTTCGTCTGCTTCTTTATTTGCTTCGGCGTCTTTAACCATTTCATCTATTTCTGTTTCTGATAATCCGCCCGATGCTTGTATTGTTATCTTTTGTTCTTTACCTGTACCTTTATCTTTAGCAGATACACTTACAATACCATTAGCGTCAATATCAAATGTCACTTCTATTTGAGGTACGCCCCGTGGAGCAGGTGGAATACCATCAAGCATAAAGTTACCTAATGCCTTATTATCTTTGGCAAGTTGTCTTTCACCTTGCGTCACATTAATATTAACTGCTGCTTGATTGTTTTCAGCAGTAGAAAATACTTGACTTTTCTTTGTAGGTATTGTTGTATTTTTTTCTATAAGTTTTGTAGATACACCACCAAGTGTTTCTATACCAAGTGATAAAGGTGTCACATCTAAAAGTAATACATCTTTAACATCACCTGCTAATACACCACCTTGAATTGAAGCACCTATAGCAACAACTTCATCTGGATTAACTCCTTCGTGAGGTTTCTTACCAAAAAACTTTTCTACTTCTTCTTTTACTTTAGGCATTCTTGTCATACCACCAACTAATATAACTTCACTTACATCCGTTGATTTCATACCAGCGTCTTTTAATGCTGTTTGACAAGGTCCAAGTGATCTTTGCACTAGACTATCTACTAAACTTTCAAATGTCGCTCTATTTAATTTAATATTTAAATGTTTAGGTCCTGATTTATCAGCAGTAATAAAAGGTAAATTAATATCTGTTTCCATTGTAGATGATAATTCACATTTTGCTTTCTCGGCTGCTTCTCTAACTCTTTGCAATGCCAAGTTATCTGATCTTAAATCCATACCTGTATCACCTTTAAATACAGAAAGAATATGATCTACAATAGCATTATCAAAATCTTCACCACCTAATGATGTATCACCATTTGTAGATTTAACTTCAAATACTCCATCACCTATTTCTAATATAGAGATATCAAATGTACCACCTCCTAAATCATATACTGCAACTGTGCCTGATTTCTTTTTATCTAAACCATATGCTAATGCAGCCGCTGTAGGTTCATTTACAATTCTTTCAACTTCTAAACCTGCAATCTTACCAGCGTCTTTAGTTGCTTGTCTTTGTGAATCATTAAAGTAAGCAGGTACAGTTATAACTGCTTTCTTTACTTCTGATCCTAAATACTTTTCAGCAGTTTCTTTCATCTTTTGTAAAGTGAAAGCAGAGATTTGTGATGGCGAATACTTTTTACCTTTTGCTTCTACCCATGCGTCTCCGTTATCTGCTTTGATTATTTTATATGGTGTTGTTTGAATATCTTTTTTAACAGAATTACCATCAAATTTTCTACCGATCAATCTCTTAACTGCATATATGGTATTCTCTGGATTGGTTACGGCCTGTCTTTTTGCAGGCATACCAATCATTGTTTCATCAGCAAATGCAACTACCGATGGTGTTGTTCTTTGCCCTTCAATATTTTCAATTACTTTTCCTTGCGTCCCTTCCATTACGGCGACACAAGAGTTTGTTGTTCCTAAATCTATTCCAATTATTTTGCTCATTATATATTTCTCCTTTCTATATTATATAATAACGATTTCTCTAATGTCAAGTGTTTAAAAAAATTCATCTAAAGTTGCCTTTCTTTCAAAGTCCCAACCGATTGCTTTTACAATAAATCTTAATGGTTCTAAAAATGATTTAACAAACATTTCATCATAATCAATATATTGGTGTAATTTAAACTCTTTTGGCAATCTACTTGAAAATGATATGACCTTTTCTCTTATTGGGTTTGGTTCTTTTAATGTTATAAATTTAATCTTATCACCATCCTGTATTACTTCATACTTTTTTAATTTATGTTTCTTTAATAAATTATTATAAAGTAAAGAACCTTTTACATGAATTGGTGTTGACTTTTGATATATGTCTTTTGTTGATGAATACTTTTTAAGATTATTACAACTTCTAGGATAAGCAATATCTTCTGGTGGCAACTTTTTAAAATGCACTCTAAAATTTTCTATAAAGTCTATTAGTGCCGATTGATCTTTTGTCATAATAACTTTTAATGCTTCTCTAATTTTTATACGACAAGGTGCAGGAGTTGAAGACTTAACTGCTTCAATACCCATAATTTTTAATTTAGGTTCTTTTAAATCAAGACCTTCTTCATTAAATACATTTAAGATATATCTTTTTTTAGCAGTCCATATACCTTTGTTAGCAATTACTTCTCGTTTCATAAACATCTTTTGGTCAAACGCACTAACATATTTTGCTAGTTTAGCAAAACTTGAATCTATATATGGTTGTAGTTTTTCTTCACAAAATCTATCTAATACTTTTACAATCTTTTTATTATCAGATTTATCTTTAAATATTTTATTTACCATTTCACCTAGTTTAATATAAATTGAATCTGTATCAGACGCAACAACATAGGTTACATTTTTTGTTTTTAATAAACTATTTAAATAATTATTTACATCACGCTCAATCCATCTAATTGTTAATTGACCTGCCATAGTAATACCTTCAGCGTGTCTTACATCAAAGTATCTAAAGTATTGATTACCGATAGCACCATAGGCACTATTTAAAGCAATCTTTCTTGATAACTGTATATTGTAATTAGAAGATATCTCATTCTTTAATCTTTCATCACCAGTTTCTTGATACAATGCTTTTGCCTTTGCCATCTTATCTTTATAGATAACTCGTTCTTTGTATAGTTTGTCCATAAGTTCAGGTAAGAAACCCTGCTTATCTGTCCTAAATAAAGCACCATTGGGAGTGATAGTTCTTGTATCTAGGTCAGATAAATCAGATTTTTGATTCAACATATTTTCTACATTGACTCTATTAGGTTCATAACCAACCATAGTTTCAGGAGATATATTGTACTGCATAATTAAATGTGGATACAAACTGTTTAAATCAAAACTTACAATCCAATCGTGAAATCCTACAACAGGATCTTTCACATAAGCACCTTCATAACTAGAAGACTTTTTACTTTCGCCAACTGTTGGTGCAACAATATTTTTAGATTTTAAATGATTAAATATAATTGTATCCCACATACGGACTTGACCAAAGACATCTTGATAATTTACTTTTGCTTCATAGGCCATAGTCAAGTGTAATTCAATTAGTTTCATTTTGTCTTCTAACTTATCAACTAGTTCAACATCTTGGATATTATATTCTATAAATTGTTGATAATCTTTTGTATAAAATTCTTTAAATGTATCATAAGGATTTTCGTTTTTAGTTTCGCCTAGTTCTACTTCACCTATATAATCTAGTCTATAACTTTCACGCCTAACAAATGTATGTTTACGATATAGGTCAAGATAATCTAATATAGCAACACCCATGATGTCCCAATAGTTTTGTTCTTTTTGAAAACCTTTAGCAGTTATTCTAGCACTTTGTTGTGATACAACTCCCCAAGGACTAAAATGTAAAATATATTCGTCACCCATTAATCTTCTAAAACGATTCATAAGATAAGGCATATCAAAAAATTTAACATTCCAACCAGTGACAACATCAGGATTATATTCTAACCAAAACTGTTTAAACTTTTCTATTAGTTCTCTTTCAGTAGGACATTTTATAAAACGAACATCTGGTCTATCATTTACAAAATTATTCATACCAAAAACAATTATCTTTTTTGTTGTATGTTCTTTTACTGTTATTGATATTAAAGGTTCAGTTGCTTCGTCTGAATTAGGAAAACCATTTTCACTTTCACATTCAATATCAAGCGTTAATATTCTTATTTGTTTTATATCCCAATTTACTTTGTCAGGAAATTGATCTGCAATAAAAGGATATTGATATCTTGTATTACCAAAGTATTCAAAACCACTTACATCTTTATACTCGTCAATCCATTTCTTGGCGTCAGGTATACTATCAAATGTAACCTTGCCTACATTACGACCGTCTAGTGTTTTATATTTTGATTCTTTTTGTGATGGGACAAACAAGGATGGTTTATAATTTATTCTAAACTTCTTATGACTACCATCGTGATTTACACCACGCACCAATAGTCTGCCACGAAATGGCAATACCGAAGTATAGAATTTCATATATTATATTTGTGTATTATTAAAATGTTTATTTAAGGTTACTAACTTTTCTTCAGCGTTAGATATTTTTTCAAGTTGTTTATCCATTTCTTCTATGAATTGTGGATGTTCGCCTATGCCGACGGAACTATCAAAATATACTATCATAGTAGCAAATCCGCTTGCTATATCTGATTCATATTTTTTAACTAATGCTTTAAATAGTGGATTATCTGATTGATGATTTTTTGCCATATTCACTCCTTTTCATTATAATTATTATAACATAATTGACTTATGTTGTAAAGCAACTACTATCTTTTTTCTAATGGTAAATTTACTCCTCTTGTATCATTGCCATCAGTTCGTTCAATCCAATGTGAAAGAACAAACTTTTTATTTGGATTTACATTGACTTTAAATCTAGTCAATAAATCTCTATTAATTAAAAATGTGCTTCTTGAATCTTTAGTTGTTAAACCAATTGGCACATCTGTATAAAACTTGTTATTAAAAGTTAAGTCAACCATTACAATAGGTCTCTTATCAACTTGATTCATTCTAGTTGCTTCTGAATAACCTTCTAGTTTACTTGTAAATTTCTTGCCATCTTTTTCCCACTTAACTGTTTTATTTGATACATCTATCTTATCAACTGTAAACATGGATGCTTGAGTACCGTTACCTGTATCAAATTTAGCTCTAACAGGTCCGTATCCATCAATAGTAATTCTTTCGTGAAACCCTGCCTCTTTTGTAAAGGAATGTTTTCTATGCACATCTTGGGTTAGATAATTAAATAATCCTTTTATAACATTGTCGGGTGTGCTTTTTCCTATATGTGATCTATCTCTTAACTTTGTATTATACAAAGCAAAGTTTGAACCAACACCTGGTGATCCATTACACTCTAACACATAGTAATTACCATTGACTATTGCATGGTCAACACCTACCATAAATGCACCAGTTGATCTAGCAGCGTCTAATACCACTTTTCTTTCATCATCTGAAAGTTTGTAAGGTTCAGTAGTTGCTTCTCTATGTCTATTAGACCTAAAATCTTTTTTAGCACTTATTCTTTTTGTTGACGCTAACACTCTACCATCAACAACAATTGTACGAATATCAAAATCAAACTTCATAAATTCTTGAAGTAAAAGAGCAGCGCCAAACTTCCATAGTGATTGAGCAACAGACACTAAACTTTTTTCAGATTCAATTATTGATACACCAATACCTTGAGTACCTGTTAGTGTCTTCATAATTACAGGATACTTATCGCCTATTCTTTTATGAGCGTCAAGTAATCCTTTTTCGTTTGATATTAATGCTGTTCTAGGTGTTGGTATATTATCTCTCTCAAAAGAAATGTATGCTGACATCTTGTTATCACAAGTAAGCATACTATTTCTAGTGTTTATCATAAACGCACCAGCGTTTTCGAATGTAGATAATAATGCCAAACCAGTTTCGTCTTCAAGAACACCTGCTCTTGCAAAGCAGATTGTTTTTGAAAGTTCAAATTCTACCTCGGTATCTTCACCGTCTATGTTTGATACATACAAAGTACCTTTTTCTAAATCATTTTTTGATACCCATGCTTCAGAAGTATTAATAATATAACAAGGAATATTTCTGCTTTTACATTCCTTTGCTATCATATTACTAACAATACTTTTACTGTTAGCATCCACTTTAGTTAGGATAGCAACTTGTATTTCGCTTCTTTGTACTTTTTCAGTTATGAAATCTCTAAACTTTGGTGCCTTCATCTTCTACTTTTTTACCTATATTATATTTTGCTTGAAGGTCCCACTCGCCCTTTTCTTTAAAACTTAATACTTTAATTTGTGATAGAGGTGCTTTCTTTTCAGCAATTGATTTATTTAATATAGCGATTAATCCCCAATCACTTAATAGTTGAGCAATTGTGTTTCTTCGTTCAGCGTCATTGTCAGAAAAGTTTGCTGACTTGCCATCTAAAGCAAACAGTTCTTTAAAATGCACTATAAAATATCTTCCTTGTTTGTGTAATATGTGGCAAGATTGAAATAACTTTTTATCTTTTCTTGAAGCCACGCCTATTCTTGTAAGTGTTTCCCTGACTTTAAGAAAATCATCAGGTTCTTTTAACTGTACTTCTAGCATACTCTCTGGTTGCCAGACATTATCTAATTCATTCATTTGGTCCCACCCTTATATAATTTTTGTTTAATCAATTTCAATTGATCTTTTGTAAGTATATCAAGAGCGGACTTTGCCTTCTCATTACTATATCCATAAAACTCTTTTACTACTTCAATATCTTTCAATTTATTCGCTCTCAAAAAAGGACTAAACCTTTTCTTTGATCTAATACTATTTAGTAGAAACTGATATTGCATATCCTTATCTAGGAAGTGATTACGATTTACTTCATTAACAAGCATTATAGTATCTGAAAAACCAGACAATATTTTATTAACAATAAACGCAGGATATTTCTTGACCCATTCCTTGTCATCGGAATTCATCAAGTTCTTTTTGTTAAAGTTTATGGAGTTGAGATAGTCTTTTAATTCATAACTCATTTAAATTTGACCTGTGACATTAGTTCAGTTAAACAGGCAACTAAATTAATCTCTTGGTCAGCAACAAAGGCAGACTTATATTGATAGTCAGCAATAATCAATACAGCGTGTGGTATTGTAGATGGTTCTAAATTAGAATACAATGTATCATAAATCTTTCTGAAAATTTTAACAGGATCATTGTCAAGATTATTGACAACCCATTTTCTCATGTCACTAAACTCTTTATTTTTTAAATGAGTTATTAGCGTCTTTAAATTTTCATCTGATACATTTACTAAAATGCCAGCGTCTATACTACCGCTTACTGAATATCTTTGTAATTCATTAATTAGTTTTCTGAAATCTGGAAAGTGTTTTGTTATCAATTCAACAAGTACTTTATCCTCATAAGATATATTTTTTTCTTTTAGAATAAAGATTGCTCTTTCAAACAATCTACTTGCCAGTTTAGGTTTATCTTTTGGATTTACTTTAAACTCTATATTTGAAAATCTACTATGTAAAGGTTCTATAATTCTATTCTTAAAATTACAAGTAAGAATAAATCTACAATTCTTATGAAACTCCTCTACAAATCCTCTTAATGCAGGTTGTGTAGATTGTGGATTAAGATAATCTGCCTCATCTAATATCACAACTTTTTTACCACCAGATAGTGATACAGTTGAAGCAAAGTTTTTAATTTTATTTCTTAATACATCTATACCGCCTTCTTCAGAACCGTTAATCATAATCCAATCACAATTAAGTTCTTCACATAATGCTTTTGCAACTGTGGTCTTACCGATACCAGGAGTACCAGAAAACAACATATTGGATAGTTCACCTTTTTTAATAAAAGATGTAAATAAAGTTTTTAAAGAATCAGGTAGGATACAATCTTCAATAGTTTTAGGTCGATATTCCTCTACCCATAAAAAATCTGTATTCATTACAGACCTACTTTGTTATTGTGCTGTCTGGTTCTAAAGCAATCCAGTATTCAATAGGTAATTTTTTATGTTTAAAATGTGAGATTGATTTTGATGATACAGAAACATCATAGTCGCCATCTAGCATTTTCATATTTTCTACTTTAAAATAGAAAGTATAATCTGCTGTTGCACCTTGACCAACTACAATATCAAATGTATTTGATGTATCATTTTTTTTATCACAAACTTTAAGAACAATATCGCCACCTTTTGTACCGATCAATGCTAAATCAGGCGACTTTAATATTGCAGCCATCTTTAACAGTTCTTTATAGTTTGATGATGATAAACTAAAGGTTACTTCTGCCTCTGGCATATTAACTTCTTTAGTTGGTGATACTATTACTGAAGGATCAGAATAGAAATATTTAACTTTTGATTTACTACCTTCGGAAGATATTGTCATATACTTATCTTGTAAAGACAATTCAGGTTTACTAAAACCTGATACCGCTGATAGGAATTCGTTTAGATCATATATGCCAAACTCATTAGTAAAGTTATCAGAAACTTTAGCCTTGGCAAATATATTTCTCATTGTTGAGATTGTAGATAACTCATCACCTTGTTTGATTAATATGTTAGTATTAATACCTGCAAAGTTTTTAAGAGTTTCTATTGTGTTTTGATTTAATTTCATAATATATTTTCTTTCACTATTAATTGTTTATAATAATTATACTTTATCACGATAGGTAAGTCAAGCAGGTGGCGAAAATAATTCGCCACCCTCTATTAGATTATTTAATGCTGATTGTTTTTGCTTTTCTGCTCTCTGGAATAATTCTCTCCAAAGATACTTTTAGCAAACCGTCTTTAAGTTCGGCACCTTTAACTTCAACATCATCAGCGATTTTAAAAGATTTAGAGAAGTATCTTTTAGCAATACCTTTATGTATTACTCCATCCTCTTTTTTATCTTTTGCTTCTTTGACAATTGATTTGATAGTTAGAGTACCATCTTCAACGGTAACATCAATATCTTTTTTATTGAAACCAGCAAGTGCTAATTCAACATCATATTCGTTATCGCCAGTCTTTACGATATTATATGGTGGGAAATTAGGAACCGAAATAGAATCAAACTGTGTGTCAAACATTCTTTCAAAATGATCGAACACATTGTCGAACCCTATGGTTACTGGTCTTAATTGATTAAAAATAGAAAGTGCTTTATTTGTCATGTTATATCCTCCTTTAATAAGCAAGTTTATTTTTTGATAACCCATTATGGCGTTATCATTATTATTTATACGAGTTGGGTAGGCCTCACCCCAAATTACCCTACGGAATCTTACATCCTTTTTACTGCCTTGGTTCTATCCAGAACATTGCAATCTACAGCACTATGGAGGCCAATTGGCTCGTAAAGTGGCAGTTTCTTTTGTCACGGAGTACAAACTGCCAAACATCACCGAATTAGGTGTCTTTGCGGAAGACACTCTACCTCTTATAATGTCAGGACTTACGAGTCGCCTAACATTACTATTTATACAACCAATTACGCTGAATAAGCGTATTTAAATGGTCCGTATAATTTTCTAATACCAGCAGCGATAATAGATTTAGTAGGTGTACCTAGTCTATATGTCGTACCTTTGTCGGTCTTATTAATATAAACCATATTGCCTTCTGATCTTAATTGATCTACCATTGCTCTTGGTGATGTAAGGTCAAATCTGTTTCTTAAAGTTTTCCAAGTCACAGGTTCGCCTTTTGATAAAAGATTTAATACTTTTACTTTTTTTGCTAATGTTTTTCTAGCCATTATATTTTTCCTCTTTTTCTTTCGTTGTTTCAATTTAAACATACAAGATACTAACAACATAAGATATCTCATAATTCTATAACTCTCCCTTTAATGCTTTAATTTTTTGTTCTTTTTTATACCTTCTAATATTTTCTTTTTTCTTTTCTCTTTTTATAGCAGAAGGTTTTTGATAATATTGTCTTCTTTTTAATTCTTTCATTTGACCATCTTTAGTTAATTTCTTTTTTAAAACTCTTATGGCCTTTTCTATATTATTGTTTCTTACTTCTATTGTTATACCCATATTATTTAAATGTTATCTCCGTCACATCTTGAACCCAAGAAGCAGGTATAGTTGTCACATTACCTACCGTAAGTGTTCCGTCTTCATCATCTACGATATAATCTGTAAAGATTATAAGTTTTTCTCTACTTTGAAAAAGTTTATAACCTAACGAAACAGGTTCAGCAGGTTTTGATATCTTTGCCTTATTGATATCCATCCAACCACTTTCACCAGTTGCGTCTTTCCACTTTACTTCAACTAACGGATAATCTTTTATAGTACCTGTTAGTTTTTCTTTTTTCTTATTCTTTGATTCTTTTTTAGATATTCTCATATTGTAATTATAACATTTTAGGGTTGTATAGTCAAGCTATCAAGGGCGGTTTTATCCGCCCTCAATATAATTTAATTACTCACTCTTATCGGTATTATCCGATTCAGTAACCTGACCTAGCGTCGGTAAAGTATAAGAACCTCTGCCTACTCTATAAGCGGTATTCTTTACTAACCAAGTTGGCCATTGTACTCCATGATTCTCTTTTAAAGATATGCAATCTTTTCTAGTAATCTTTGAAGTAAAACCTTGTTCATTTGCTACTTTAACAAATGCTTTTTGATTTGGTGTTAAATTTGCCATAATATTAATTCACTCCTTCCATTATTAAAAACTTGGGCGATTTCTCGCCCAAGCGGACTTACATTATGGATAGATTTCTGATTACTCATTAGACACTAAAGTCCTCTTCACCATCCTCACTATCATTGGAATCTTGTTTTTCCTCTTGTAAGAGTTCTGCCTCTTCGGCCTTCTTCTTATCTTCAAGGATTTGTTCGGCACTAGCACCACTATCAACTTTAGTATATAAGTCAACAAAGGATGTCTTTGTACTTTCATCAAATCTGTTAGTACAAACTTCTATTGCCTTCATCTTGTTTTTAAAGATCGCATATGCCTCAGCGATATGTACTAGTCTTCTAGTACTGATTATCTCATCAACACCGCCATCTTTAAATGTTTTTCTGATAACATCTGCCCAAGTCACTAGGTTAGTAGCAAACTTCTCATCTGATTTACCAGCCGACTTTAGTTTAGTCGCAACAATTTTTTGTTCGGTCTTATTCGCAGGATACTCTTGTTCAAAAGTCACAGGAAATCTTTCAAGAAATGCCTCGTTAAGAACATTAGTACCGATGAATTTACCATCATCTGAACCTTGACCTTTTGTATTCGCAGTAGCAACTACATTGAATCCAAACTTTGGTTTCACAAACTTGTTAATCTTTTTAACATAGATTCCTGAACCTTCAAGGATTGGTTGTAAACACATAATCTTATTACTTGCAAGGTCAATCTCATCAAGAAGTAAAACAGCACCTCTCTCCATTGCCTCAATAACAGGACCATTCTGCCATACAGTTTGTCCATCCCTTAATCTATAACCGCCAAGTAAATCATCTTCATCGGTTTCAATTGTAATATTAACTCTAATCATTTCTCTTTTTGCAACGGCACACGCCTGAGTCACAGCAAGAGTTTTACCGTTACCAGATAAACCAGTAATAAAAACTGGGTAAAACTTTTTAGAAGTGATTACATTTTTAACATCACTAAAGTTTCCGAAATTAACAAAGTCTTTATCCTTTGCAGGAACAACATTGTCAGTTAAACTACTAACAATATATGC